CGACGAATCGTCGTACCCCGAGGCGTTGTCCGTCCGCGTGAACTATCGGAACAACACGCCGCGCCGCCGCTATGCGATCTCGTGGGCGTCGATCACCGCCGACGAGTGGTACGAGATCCGCGCCTTCCTGTACGCTCAGCGCGGCGGTTCCTACACGTTCACTGAGTCCTCGGCGACGTTCCTCGACTCGGGAACGTATGCCGTCGTCCCGAACACCGCGTCGTTCAACCAGTCCTCGCGCCTCGGCTTCGCGGCTTCCTTCGAGGTCGAGGAGGTGCTGCCCTGATGCCGTCCCCGACCGCCTATCGCGAAACGATCTACGCCGCGCTCGCCGCGCAACTCGCGACGATCGCGACCGTCGTCGCCGGGAAGACGTGGAACGGCACGGTGACACCGCAGGTCGAGCGCGTCGAGATGAACGCGCAGACCCTGCCGCGCTTCCCGCTGATCTACCTAGCGGGCAAGGACGAGACATACGAGCCGCGCGCGTCGGAGTCGACGTGGAATATCTACGTCCGCACCATGACGGTTCGCATCATCTACTTCGTGGAATCGTGGACGCCGGACACGACGATCTCCGGCGCGCTCTATGACCTCGAACTCGCGCTGAACAACCCGACGCTAGGTGGCGTCGTGGACGATCTGATCTTTCGGAGTAACCGTCCCCTGTATGACGAGCAGGGACAACCGCTCACGGGATTGGAACTCGTCATCGACCTAAAGTACAGGACGACGACGAACGACCCCGCGACGAGGAGGTGACCTATGGGCGAAGCGTTCATCAGTAAACGGCGGCATCTCGGTCTCAAGATCGAGACGACCAAGGGAACGGCGGAGACACTTGTCGCGGGGGACTACGCCATCATCGCCTACGACATTCAGGCGACGACGCAGTTCGGGCGATTCGACCGGGACACCCAAAAAGCATACCTGTCAAAACTCCCGGGCATCGTCGGCACGACGGCGGCGCAGATCTCCTTCACCTGCGAGGTGCGACACTCCGCGAACACGACGACGCTCGACGTCTGGGAACGTGCGCTTCAGGCGTGCGGGTTCGCGCTCTCGACCTCGACTCTCAAGCCGACGTCGAACGGCGACGAACAGAAGACGCTCACGATCGAGGTCGCGCTCGGCGCGTTCGGCACGGGCACGGACGAAGCCGTGATCTTTAAGGCGAAGGGATGCGCCGGGACGGTGACATTCGAGGGTCGCGTCGGTCAGCCGCTCCTCGCGCGGTTCACCTTCACGGGCGTTTACAACGGCGTCGCGGACGGCACGCTACAAGTTCCGACGCAGGAGACTGGCATCCCCGGCATCTTCCAAGGCGTTAGCGCGACGTGGGGCGGAGCGTCCCGCGTTCTCTCGACGATCAACCTCGACGTCGGGAACTCCGTCGTCCTGCGCGAATCCGTGAACGCTTCCTCGGGTCTTCTCCATGCGGTGATCACCGATCGCCGCCCGACGGGTTCGATCGACCCCGACCTCGAACTGGTCGCGACGGAAGACTTCTACGGGCAACTCCAGAACAACACGACGAAGGCCCTCGCGTTCGCGGTCACGACGACGAACGCGACGAGCGTGTCGGGTGACACGACCCGCGACCTTACGTTCACGCTCGGCGACTGCCGCGTGACGAACGTGAACGACGCGAACCGTAACGGGATTCAGGTCGCCGGGATCGACTTCGAGATCGTCGACACGTCCGACAGCACGACGCCGGACGGCGACATCACGATCGTCATCTCCTGATAGAATCACGCTATGGCTATCGCACTCGATCCGAATCGTTCGCACCGCTACGTCCTGCGCGAGGACGCATCCCTCCCCGTCGAGGATCAGACCGTGTTCCTTCTGCGTTCGCTCACCGTCCGCGACGATGAGATGATCCAGAACAGCAAGATGGTCGCGTCCTCCGGCGGCGAGTTCCGACTACAGCCGGGGACGGAGGATCTCATGACCCTCCGCCTCGGTCTGATCGGCGTCGAGAACTTCCGCGACGGAGCGGGGAAGATGGTTCACTTCGACGCAGACAAGCGCGGACAGGTGACCGACGCGTTCCTTTCGCGGCTCCGCAAGGAGTGGCGCAGCGAACTAGCCGACGCAATCCGCACGCTGAACACGTTGACGACCGACGAAAAAAAAGTCTAGCCGTCGCGGGATGCGCGGCGGCTGGTGGATTCGAGCAGGACTGCCGAGTATGTCGAAAGATTCCGCAGACAATCCGCGACCGTTGGGGATGCGACGCCGACGCGCCGACGCCGTTCGCGTTCCTCGCGTGTCCCGATTGTTCGGGCGGCGACGCGTCGTGTTTGTTGTGCGCGGGGAATCCGCAGGGGTTCCCGGTCACGCGGTGTCCCAACCGCACGATGACGCGAGATGTTGTCATGGTTGCCGAGTCGCGACACCTCATGGAGGTAGGTATCTTGCCGACCGTTGGCGGACTCCTCGATCAATCGTGGACGTGGTGGCGCGCCGTGAAGGTCCTGGCGTCGGAGTATCACGCAACGCAGGAGCGTGCGCGCGAGCGGAAGGAATGACGCGATGACCGAAGTCAACCTCGTCGTCAAGGTCGTCGATAAGGTCACCGCTGAAACGGTCAAGATTGTCGGGCGTTTCCGCGATCAAATGAAGCGCGCGGCGGCGGCGACTAAAGACTTCTTCAAGAACTTCGACGCTGCCGCGTTCAAGGAAGCGTGGAAAGGCTTCAAGGAGTTAGGTCAAGTCATCGGCGCGCTGTCTCAAGCCATAGTCGCTCTCGCGCCGAACGCGCAGACGTTCGCGGCGACGTTCGGACCCGAGACTCAGGCGAAGATTGACGCGACGGCGTCGAGCATCAACAAGGTCGGCGCGGCGTGGGATACGTTCGTGGGTTCGCTAGTGAACCGCGGACCGGGAGCGGTCGGCATCCTCGACGACCTCGCGCGAAGGTTAAAGGACGCCGCGGGAATCGGCGCGGTGCTGACCGAGCGCGCGAAACTACAGAACGCGATAGCCGACGCGGAGGAACGCTTCGCGACCTCGACATTCCGCGAGCGCGGCGAATATACGCGGCTAAAAGAAGAGATCGACGCCGCTCGGCGTGCGCTTGTCGCATACGACCGCGCACAGGTCGAGAAGGCGGCGAACGAAGCACGCGCGCGCGAATGGCGGGACCGAGCCGAGGAGCAACGCATACGGCAACGCAACGCCGCGCGCGGTTTCGCCGAACCGATGACTGGCGGCGCGCTCGATCAGTACGGGCGCGTCATTGATCAAGCCGCGCGAGACATAGCCGACCTTCAACGGATTTCCGGAGCGGCGTTCGACGAGCAGGTCGCGCGCGAACTCGACGGATGGATTGAGTACAACCGCGAGCGCATCGACATACACCGCGACGCGTTAGACGACATATCCGAGGACGAAATCGAGTTTTCCGCTACTCTTGAGCGCATCCGACAGGAGGACCTAGCGCAGGAAGAGGCCGCGCTAGCCGAGCGCGTGCGCCTCACCGCAGACGCGCAGGCGCGAGAACTCGCGATAAACAATGCCGCGCGCGCACGCGAGGCCGACGAATGGCGCGCATACTACGAACGCCGCGCGGAGGAGAACGCGAAGATTTGGGAGCAAGCCGAGGCCGTCGCGTCCGAAATCTCCACGCGGTTCGTGAATACTTTTGACTCCATCATAGCCGGAACGGAGGATGTGGGCCGCGCGTTTACGCGCATGATCGGACAGATGATCGCCGACGTAGGGCGAATGATGGCGCAGGAATCGCTCAAGAAGTTCCTGACGGGAATCGTAGGCGGTCTTCTCGGCGGTCGCTCGATGGAACCGCAGAACGGCGGCGCGTTCGACGAGTTCGGCGGCGAAATCTCTCCGGCACTTTTCGACGGACAAGCATCCGGCGGATTCGTGCGCGGTCGCTCCGCGTTCATGGTTGGGGAGCGCGGTCCTGAAATGTTCGTGCCGTCAACCTCGGGGAACATCATCACGGCAGGGCGGAGCGCGGCGGGAGGTTCCATCGGAAACGTAACCATCAACGTCAACGGAGCGACCGATCCGCAGCGAACCGCGCGCGAGGTGAAGACCGCGCTGATGTCTCTCATGTCGAGCGACCCCGCGACCCGGCAACGGTTCCGCGTTGTCGCATCGGGAGGCGGCGTAGCGTGAGCCTTACGCTCCTCCTCGACAACTTCACAGGCACGGGGAACCTTGTCTCTCCGTGGACGGCGGTCTCCCGCACGTGGGCTTCGAGCGGTTTGGAGTACGTCGCAGGCGGAACCCTTGCGGGTGCGCCGACCGTATCAGGCGGCGCGCTCGTAGTCACGTCGGCATCGGGAGCGCAGGGTGCAACGCCCGCCACGATGGGGAAAGCCGTCCTCGCGACCGACTGGTTCGGGCAACTCGCCGGAGACGCGACTAACAACAAGGTCGGGGAGGTCGCGTGCGATCTTGTGTGGCGAAATCAGACCGACCAGTTCACTTATACGGCGGGCGGGTCCACGACGACTATCGCCAACCACACGACCTACGTCGGCCTTGTGATCGCGGGAACGACGACAGGCGTCGGCGCGTATGCCGTCCTTGTGACACGGACGGGCGGCGCGTCGCCTTGGACGACTGGTCGCCTTGTGCGCGTCGATACGTCGTCAACCTTCGCGGTCCCGACCTTCACCGATATTGGCGGCGCGGCTGTCACGCTGCCGAACGCAACGAACGGTGAACGGTGGAACCTTCGCGCGCGCGTGACGTGGTTCGCGCCGACGTTCTCGCTTGCATCAATCCTCGCGACGTTCACGGACGCGACGGGCGCGGAGCATTCGATCGGACTTCCGACAGCACAGAACGCGGGAACCTACGGCACGAACACGGGTCAAGGCATCCTCGCGTCGTGGACCTCAGGGCAACTCTACGCGGGATTCCTCAATCGTCCGGGGTCGCGGGTTCTTATTCCGTCGTCCTACGTCGCGGCGAATCAGTTTGAGCGGCTCCGCGTGCGCGACGTTGGCGCGTTGGCGAATCTCACAACCGCCACGCCGTCCTATGCGCTATCGGCTCCGGTGACGTACTCCGCGGCGACCGTATCGACGGAGACAAACGCGAGCGCGTATACGCTTTCGGTGCAGCCTTCGTGGACTCAGGAAACGATAGACGACTATCAGGTCGCGACGTTTCGCGCAGACTCCGGCGACCGCGTCGCGTTCCCGCTCACGACGAAGCGGCGGCGGCGTTGGGCGTTCCGATGGACTGCGCTGGATGATTCGGAGAAGGCGACCCTCGCGACGTTGACCGCCGACGTTAAAGGGAGGTTCTCGACGTGGTCGTGGACCGATCCCGAAACCGCGCTAGCCGTTAGCGTGCGGTTTACGTCGGACGTGGAGTTCGCGAAGATTGGACCCGGCGCGTGGAGCGCGGCGGCTTCGGTCGAGGAGGTGCTATGACGGAATCCATTCCGGCATCCTTCTACGTCGCGAAGAACGAACGACGCTCAATCTACCCGTTCTCGTGGTTGTTTCGCATTGACCGCAACGGTTCGTCCGCGTTCTACCTCGCGGGCGCGGACGCGGCGATCGTATACGGCGGCAACACTTACTCGGCGTTCCCGATCGGCGTCTCGGGGCTTGACGTGGACGGCGAATCCACGTTGCCGACCCCTCAGGTCATGGTCTCGAACGTAACGCGCGAGGTCGCGGTTGAACTTGAAAGCGGGAACGTCATCGACCGCACGTGTCAGATTTACCTTTACAGCGCGCAAGCCGGGACCGCGATTGATAAGGGAACGTGGCGCATCGTGCGCGTCGTCGCGAACCTGACGTCGGCGACGTTCTCGCTCGCACAATATGGGTTGATGGACTGCCAAGTTCCGTCGATCCGTCAGGAGCGCGGGCGGTGTCCATACGTGTACGGCTCCGACGAGTGCCTCTATCCGAAGACGATTCCGAACCTGATCGCCGCGACGAATCCGAACTTCGACCCGACATCGTGCGACCTCACGTTGAACGGCGCGAACGGTTGCCGCGTTCACGGTACTAACGAGGTCGCGAACGGCAGGCCGAGACTTCATCCCGACCGCTTCGGCGGTTTCCCCGGAATCCCGAAGGGTCCCGCCCGTGTTTGAGCGCATCATTCCTCCGAAGGTATACGACGACCTCCTCGGCAAACCGTGGCGGGAAACCGGGTGCTACGACCTCGCGGTCGAAGTGTACCGACGCCTCGGCCTACCGATCGAGCGCGACCCCGCGCGGCTCCTCGCGGCTTGCGCGTGGTCTCCGGTAAACCTCGAAGACATCGAGGCAGGGGACCTAGTCCTATGCGCTGAGGACACGCCGGGCGTCGTCGATCACGTCGCGGTCTATATCGGCGAGCGGCGCATCCTTCATTCCCACCGAAATCACGGCGTCATCGTCTCGCGCCTCGGCGCATACGAACGCGCAGGGCGCGTGATGCGCGCGGTGCGACCGAAGGCGGCAGACCCGCTCGGCATCGAGCGCACGCGCGACGGCGTGACAATCGTCGAGGTTCCCGACGCGTTCGACCCGTCAGCGCGTACCGTCGTCGTGTGCGCGTTCACGGAAGGCGCGACCGTCGCCGACTACGCTCC